GCTATGTTTGGAAAACATGACACAAGAACAAATGCGATTTGAGGCGGCGAAGGCGGCAATGCAGTCCATTGTCCTAAATTCGCGATGGGACAGATGCCACTGGGACGTTATTGCCGAAGCGGCGGTAGATGTCGCAGACTGCTTGCTGGAAGCTCTTGCCAAATACCCGCCCGCCGAGGAATCCTCGTTAGTTCAACCAAATGACGCAACAAAACCATGAACGACGTAAACGACTTTCTGGACGTTGCCGAAAGCGCCCCACGTTGGAAGCAGGACGCGAAACGCTTGGGCATCGAAACCTTCTACGTCTTTGACATGGCCGATTCCTACTGGGAGGCATCCATCGATCTTTTCGGCGAGGTGGAAACCCAATGCGGAGAGACTGAGCGCGAGGCTGTGATCTCGTTGATGTTTAAGCTGAAACTTGAGTGATATGAAAGAACAAAACAAACTACTAGAAGCCGCGTTGAAGCTCGCGGAATCGATCCGGCCCTATTCTCTCAGTGAAGAGGAACGGACCCTCATCGACATTATTGAGCAACACCACCCAAAACCGAAGAGGGTCGATTGGGAGCCGTGGACTGTCGAAATGGTGAGGAACCACAAAAACTTCCAAGAAACTGCCGACTTCCACAACGCGGAGATGGAAAGAATCACGAAATGAACGGAGACGGAAAAACCATCAGGAACCGCCGCTGGCAGAACAAGCAGATCGCCGCCGGTAGATGCGCGATCTGCGCCAGGTTGGCTGTGCCGAATCGGACGCGCTGCGAGATTTGCGCGGAAAGGAATCGAGAATATCAGAGGCAATACAGAGCAAAGTAAAAAAGAGATGAAAACCTTGCAATACGAAGATTTTATTTTGAAGAAAACACAATTTGGCGACTGGCTTCAATGTGATTTGATTCCAATTGAAGAAAAGCGCACATGGTGGAAATCTCAGAAATACAGATTTCTAAGCGCCACCCAGGCTGGTCCTTGGATGTTCAATGCATCGGATCGGGCAAAAGGGGCAAAGCAAAGAGTTTTTCGAGAATTGATAGACCTATCGCTTGGCAGAAACAAGACAATTCCATTTAGGTCTTTTCACATGGAGCGCGGAATTGCGCTTGAGGAGCAGGCTGAAGCTTATTTTTCCAATTTTCTTGATACCCAGCTTTTAAAGATCGGCCTTTGCAAATCTCATCATGGTCTTTTTTGTTGTGTGCCAGATGGTTTAATGATGCGAGACAAAAGCGGATTTGAAGGCAAGGCTCCAAGCAAATTTAAACATCTTGAATATTTGAAAAACGGAACCCTGCCGAATCAATATCTTTATCAAGTGCATTTTTGCATGGCTGTAACTGGGGCCGAATCGTGGTGGTTCCAAAGCTGGCACCCAGAAGAATTGCCGCTAACACTTAAAATTGAAAGATCATCGTTTACTGAGTCGCTTTTCAGCCGCGCTGTTGAGTTATCTGGTGAGCTTTTAGAAGAAATGGACAAAGAGCATCAAATCGCAAATAACTAAAATGGAAACGGATTTATTGTTACAGGATTTGTTTAAATGGGCTGCATCGAAAAGCGAGGCATCTGGACAAAATTTCAACCTCGCTGTCGAACTCGATAAAATGAACTTAGAGCATCGCATCAATGTTATTAATGCGATGCGCGAAAAGATTCACCAATGCTCGCCATTTAAATCTGAGCCAGTTGATTTTGTGAAATGGATTCCATCTTCGCAGGTTAGGGCCAATGACTACAACCCTAATAGTGTTGCGCCGCCGGAAATGGAACTGCTGCGCCTCTCAATTGCGGAAGATGGCTATACCCAGCCAATCGTTACCTTTGAGGACGGAGATTCTCGCGAAGTTGTCGATGGGTTCCACCGGCATCGAGTTGGCAAAGAGTGCGCCGACATTACCTCAAGGATCAACGGATACCTTCCTGTTGTGGCGATCAACGAATCGCGAACCGACAAGGGCGATCGCATTGCTGCGACAATTCGACACAATCGTGCGCGAGGAAAGCATAAGGTTGATAGCATGTCTGATATTGTTGTCGAGCTGCGCCGCCGTAATTGGGCCGAGGAAAAAATCGCGAAACACCTTGGCATGGACCCAGACGAAGTTTTGAGGCTTACGCAGATTTCCGGCCTTGCTGAAATGTTTGCAGATCAAGAGTTTTCAATGTCTTGGGACGTTGAAGATGCAGACGAAACCGAATTTTCTATTGAGGATGAAGAGAATTTACCACACCTGGGATAAATGGGAGTGCTACCCGGCTGGCTTTTACGAGGAGCTTCCGCCGAACGGGATAAGCAAAAGCCAAGCCGTTGAAGCGTATCGGGAATTTTTGGCAGATATTCCTAGATTTGAACGTGCTTTAATCGGAGTGCTGGCGAAATGGAAGAATTCTTGCGAGCATTACCTATCCAATGAAAACATGAACCGAATCGCATGGCTAGGGCAGGCCGCCATGTGTATTGATTCTGGTGTTCCATCTTCATTCCGTCCCGGCTACAACCTTTTGACTGAGGAGCAAAAATTTTCAGCGGATTCAATGGCGCTGAAATACTTAAACACATGGCTTACTGAACGCGGCGAAGAGCAAATTCCCGGCATTAAATTGGCTGGATCAAAAACCAAAGCAAATCTCTACTAATGAGCAAATTAAAACAATACAGAAAGCAGAACGTTTATTCTGCGGCGGTTGAGCGAATTGCGTATGCGTTTGACAACTTTGAGAAGATCTACGTGTCTTTTTCTGGCGGTAAAGATTCTTCCGTCATGTTCCACATGGTCGCAACGGAGGCCATTAAGCGAAAGCGCAAAATTGGCGTGCTTGTGATTGACTTAGAGGCTCAATACAAGATGACAATTTCCCACGTAGCCGAAATGGTGGAAATCTACCGCGATCATATCGAACTTCATTGGGTTTGCCTGCCAATGCTTTTGCGCAATGCGGTTTCCAATTTTGAACCCAGGTGGTGCTGCTGGGATCCTGATGTTAAAGATTTGTGGGTTCGCGAAATGCCAAATCTTGAAGGCGTCGTTTCCGATCCCGCTGCCTATGACTTCTTCCTCCCCAAGATGGAGTTTGAGGAGTTTATGGTGCTTTGGGGTCAGTGGTATTCTGGTGGAGCGCCAACCTGCGGCATGGTTGGAATCCGGGCCGATGAGTCGCTTAATCGATTCAGAACCGTCACATCGAAGACCAAGGAATGTTTTAATGATCGGAAGTGGACAACTAAAGTTTCCGACAACCTTTACAATGGATATCCAATTTACGATTGGAAAACCGAGGACATTTGGAGATTTCACGCAAAAAACGCAAATATGCCATTTAACCATACCTACGAATACATGCACAAAGCTGGGCTGACCGTTCACCAGATGCGACTTTGCCAACCTTACGGGGACGATCAGCGAAAGGGGCTTTGGCTTTACCACATTCTTGAGCCGGAGACTTGGTTCAAGGTTGTCTCCCGAGTCAGCGGGGCAAATGGTGGCGCTCTTTACGTTACCGAAAGTGGCAATATGACAGGATATCGGAAAATCAACAAGCCAGCTGGGCATACTTGGAAATCCTTTTGCGAGCTTTTACTGTCGTCGCTACCCGAGAAGACCAGGCGTCATTACATGTCGCGCTTTCGCGGATTCATTAAGGGATGGAAATCGCGCGGATACGTTGACGGAATTCCCGATGAAGCTCCGCACATTTTGGAAAGCAAAATGTGGGCACCGTCATATCGAAGGCTTTGCAAAGTGCTTTTGCGCAATGACTGGTGGTGCAAGGGGCTTGGGCTTACTCAACCAAAGTCGGAAGCGTATGGGAAATATCTTGAGATCAAAAACAAGCGAAAGCTTGCGGTCGTTGAGACAGATCAAAAGCTTGGCGTTGAATAACCCTTGCAAATTTGAATCATTTTGTTGAGCCTAAAGATGCCGACCGTATCGGCACGGAGTCAGACCCGTAGAAATGAATACCTTCAGACAGTCCTCGTCCCCCCATCGCGCTGGTGTATTCGCCAGGTCTGACCGTGATGGGTGGGCGAGGGCTTTTTTGTGCCTATGAAAAACTATTCTGAGAAACTCAAGGATCCGCGATGGCAAAGGCTGCGGCTAGAAGTTATGGAGCGCGACGATTGGAAATGCCGACTTTGCTTTTCAGAAGGCTCAACCCTTGCCGTCCATCACAAAAAATACACTGGCGAAAATCCATGGGATGCAGATTCCCGCGACCTGGTGACGCTCTGTGAGGACTGCCACACCGCGATGCACGAAGGCAACCTTGAAAGCATGCCGCCACTTGTTGATTCATTCTACAAGGCCGTGACGCAGGCCCGACTCGCCAACGACAGCAAGACCTTGATTCGATGGATTGAAGTCGCCAGTAAACGGTTTTTGTCGGCTTGCGATGAAATGGAGCTTGCCATTGTCCCGCTGCAATCCCGGCTGTTCCACCTAATCGAAAAGGAGGCAACCAAATGAGTGACCCGATTTACAAAATCAAGGATTGGCAAAGGCATTTTGAAAACAACCGATCCCGAACGGTCGAGAATCTGCGCTGGGTTTGTGTTCCCAACAAGCACGACGGCGAGGGTTTTGCGACCGTCATGGAGCAGGAAAACGCCGCCGAATTGTTCGCCGCTTGGGTTTTGATTTTGCAGGTGGCATCCAAGTGTCAGGAGCGTGGCAGCCTTGTGCGGGAGGATGGCACTCCCCTGACAGCCCGAGCAA